TTGACTCTGGTCAATGATCGTTACTTCTACGCCGGGTGATGTTAATGCCATTTTATTTTTCCTTTATGTAAAATTTTGAGGTTTACTACCTGATTGCATACTATTATTTAGTAAAAAATTCAAAAAAGTCGGTTTAACCGTACCTTCGAAGGTTTCTAACTAAATACTATATGCTAAATCAACGCCCAATCTGTATTAAATGTAACAAAAATCATACTGCTATAAATTATAAGCGTGATGGGGTTACACATTACAGAAGTACATGTGATGAATGTGGCAGAAAAAAGAACAAACTAACTCCACGAAAAGCTAATTGGACTAAAAGTGGATATAAGAAAAAAACCACATGTGATTTATGTGGTTTTAAAAGTCTATTTACAACACAAATGACAGTGTTTCATGTTGACGGGAATTTAGAACACATTGAACAATCTAATCTACGCAGTATCTGTTTAAACTGCATAGAAGTTGTTAAAAAGAAAGAGGTTACTTGGCGTCGTGGTGACCTACAGATTGACTACTAATTATCCCATACATAGTGTTGTGTAACTCATCAATGGTACCGTTGTTATCTACCATGTAGTCATAGTCTAACCCCACACTACTATACTCACTGGCATGAATATTTAGATATTCAAGTGCTGCTTTATCACTTAATCCTTTATTATAAGCCACTGCATTATCATACCAAACTGGATCTGATCCTCGTTTTACTCTGATGGCTATACCACCTATGTTTCTAATAGCATTTACTTCATTGGCAAATCTACAATCAGTTATTACAATATCTTCAGTACTATTCAATAATTTGTGCTCCACACTAGCTACCCAGATATCATTATGAAAATGATTTCGACAAACATCAGTTCCCCAATATTGTAGTATCCATCTTGGGGTAATGTCCATGCCTAAACGATTACTCCACCACTCATCTTTCTGTTCACGCCAAACTCTACTAGCTTTTGTTGTGCCTTCTAGGTATTCACGGTTCCATCCAAAGATTACTGCTATAGAATCTTTAAGACTGGATGCAAAACTGATTCTTTTAAACCCGTGATGTGTAGTAAGATAGTCGGCAATAGTGTCCTTGCCCGACCCGATTAGTCCGGTGATTCCGATAATCATAAATGAAAATGCTCCTGAAGTACTTATTATACTACAGGAGCAGGACAATAAAAAGTGTTTAGGTTATCCCTGTACCCATGTCAATGGCTGACTGTAATCTACATACTTCTTCAATTCTTCAATTAACAATTCCATTCCAGCTTTACCCTCTGCTTTCATAGCAGTACCATTCAATGTTGTACCGCCACCTGGACCAGCAATAGTTCCAAATTTCTCACGGGCTTCGCCGATCATAACTTTAAGATTAGCTAAGATAAAGTCACCTATCCATACTCCAGCACCCGGATCTTGTAGTAATATTTCTTCTGTCTTTTGTACATCAGCCCATATCAATACACGCTCACCAGATCCTTTTGGATCACGAACAATACGCAATATCTTGGACACTGGGTTGAATGTGTATGTTACATAACCACCGAACATACGTGCTGCTAACTCAACATAACCCGCATAAAAATCGTATGTTGCCATACCGCCTGCATAGTTATAGTTCAACAAGTATGTGTTTAAAATAGCACTACTGAACGGGTCAAAGCTGCTGCTTGACGGGCCAGTTTCTAAACCAATCGTTCTACGGAAAATGCTACGTACATTGATAAACTCAGCAGGAAGAGTGTATGTATCTACATTCTTCTCAATGGTCATTAGAATATAAGATTCTTCCGTAGCAGCTTGTGCCCGTTGACGATAGACCTTGATAGCGTAGTTATACGCTGCTTCATAATGTTGAGGATCCAATTCAATATCAATCATCCCGTCACCAAGACGATATCTAAGATTGTTGAATAATGCCTCTTTTAATTCTGATAAAGTTAACCCGGTCGGGGTTGAAAGAACAGAAGCGGTTGGATATGTTGACATAAGTGTTACCTAATAATACTATTTATCAGGTAACTTATGGATTAGGAGATTTGCCCTTCATAAATCTCAAGAAGGGTATTTCGCTATTATCCAAAGTATGTTCCCCTCCTAACAGATGTTTGTATCCATGCTTTGAATCTTTCTCGCAAACTGGACACATCCATTTTTCCCCTAGATACAAGATTAGCCACACATGGCAATCATCACAAGTAGGAGGACCTAAACCCATTATAGATCACCGTCTTTACGATTCTCGCTGTAAAATGCGTCAAACTGTCCACCGGGATAACGATTCTCTAGCTTACGCACATTCTCTGCAATCACATCATTAGGATCAAGATTCAATGCACGACATGCATTCATCCAATACCACATAATGTCACCGAGTTCACGTTTCATATGAAATACATTCTCGTCAGTCAATGCTTTACCCTGAAAAATGATCTTCTTGGGCACTTCAATAAACTCGCCGCTTTCTGCTGCTAATCCGAAACATGCGGTGATTAGTAACGGGATGTTAACATCCGGACCATGTTTCATCTCACCGTCAAACACTTCATAGTTAGCATCTAACCTATCTATCGTATCATGGAATGTAGTCAAGTCATTACTTGCTTGACTAGTAACCGCTTCTACAAACTCTTGGTATTTGTTTAAATCAATTTTCATGGTGTTGTTGATGTATCAAGAGCAATGACACTTCCTAAAAAAATCTGTAGCCAGCCATTTGTATCTTGTCCGCTATAAATTAAACTTAACCCGCTTAATACATTAAGACCTGCAATTGTGTAACAAATCTTTTTGCGGTGAACACTACACCAATCTATAATTTTCTCTCTCATAATAACTCCTTAAAATGCTTTTAAAATAATCATATTCTCATTGAATCTTCCGTTCGGTACTGCACCAACTGCCTTGATATCTTTAAAATACTTTCTTGCTGCAGGCTTGCTTCCCATCACTTCTTTGATTTGCTCACCGGGCTTACGTAATGTTTTCATCTCGCTAGTGTTCGCATCAAAACCTAGCAATGTGTTACCTTTGACACTAAACACTTTGCTGTACTCATCGGCAATGTAGTGATGCAACTTACGCTTACCTGTATCGTAAACCCATGCCTCGCTTGCACCATGAAGTTTTGTAGGATGTACACTAACTAAATCAAGTTTAGACTGGACATCTTTGAACAACTTCAAGTATTTCAGTTTAGCAACAATCTTTTCAACAGGTATTGCTTTACGCTTACGCGGAGCCTTGCTTGCTTTCTTAATACTGATATAGCTATTTAAGTCGCCCAGTACACCATCAATAAATTTTAAAATATTACGAATCTGAATTTTACCTAGAAACGCATAACCCTCTTTTAGAGACTCGTCACCATCAGACAGACGTTGAAATTCATCTTGCTTACGTTTCCAGATTTCAACAATGATTGGGATATGTTGAGGCATGACGTTGTATTTTGCAACAATATCAACTGTCTTTTCTGACGCCTTGCCCTTAGTAACAAAATCGTCAATCATACCTTCCATTTCACCGGCGGCATCTCGTGCCTTTTCTTTCAAAATTTCCTGAATGTTGGGGCGTGTTGCAACCACTTCTTCTTTTACAATACTAGTTGCGCTAGTTTTTGTTTCTGTAGAATTCAATGATTTGACTAGTCGTCCAATATCGTTTTGCAATGTCAGTTCTTCATGCTCGGTTAATTCTAGTCCGCGCATTGTCATACGTGCTACCCAGCACAATGTAATAATGAATTCACTTTCATGGACCTTACGAATTTGTTTAGCTTCATCAGTTCGTTTATTGTAATCCAGATATTGACACAATAGTTCTTTTGCGTCTTTTTTAGTATAGAATCGGGTATACCATGTAAAACTTCTAGCAAGTGCTGAAAATCTTGCTTCGGGTTCGGGCTGGGTCGGGAAGAATGGTTCTTCACCCATATATTTTGTGTCAGCGTCCCTAGGGTTTAGTGCTTTGACAAAATGGTCATCTGTATGCTTACGTGTAGCCATGAATTACTCCAAAGTTTCAATTGAATACGTATTGTAGCACAGGATCCATTTAATGTCAACCTTTTGGTAATACGCCGTCGTCTGTATTTACGATAAATAAGTAATAAAGTGAATTAACCATGCCTAGACTCTCGCTTTGGCGTCCCAATAAAACTAATGATTATAACTTTTTTGATAAGATAATATCAGAACAGTTTACCGCAGGTTCCACGGATTTGTATATACATAAGTATATGGGTCCTACAAATCAAGGTCCATCCATTGATGCTACCCAACCTGAATACGATGTATTAGCCCCAACTAACATACAAGATTTGTTATTCCTAGAAAACCGTGACAGAACATATGATCCAAATGTCTATCGTTTACGTGGACATTATAATGTACAGAATTTAGATTTTGATTTAAGTCAGTTTGGATTGTTCTTAAACAACGATATTATTTTTATTACTGTGCATTACAATGACATGATTCAAATAGTTGGTAGAAAATTAATGGTAGGAGACGTAATAGAGTTACCTCACTTATTAGATTACAACCCGTTAAATGAAACTATACCCACTGCACTGAAAAGATTCATGCAAATAACTGATGCTAATTATGCTAGTGAGGGATTTAGTCCAACTTGGTTCCCGCACTTATGGCGTATTAAATGTGAACCATTGGTTGACAGTGAAGAATTTAGTCAGATATTAACTGCTCCAATAGACCAAGATACATATCTTGGTATATGGGATAAAGATAAAACATATCCTGCAGGATATGTAATTACGTATGGTGATAAAAATTACAAAGCATTAATTGATGTTCCAGCTGGAATATACCCACCTGATCCTACATATTGGCAATTAGATACTGCGGATAATCTTAAAGATATTCTTGCTACTTACAACAAGAATATTGCAATCAATGATGCTGCTTTACGTGAAGCAGAACGGCTTGTACCTAAAGCAGGGTACGATAGAAGCAACTTGTATATTGTACCTACATATGGTGAATACTCAAGTGACGGCGTATTATCAAATGCTATCAATAATCCTGCTCCCCCAATTGGTGTAAACACAGATGGCGGTGCGCCAGTTCCAACTGGTACGGTAATGATGGTTCGTAATCCTAATTTCAGAAATCCTAGCCCAGTAATTAAAATATCCAAATCAGCAATAAAAAGTATTTGGGATATGACGGCTGACATAGGTTACGATAAATTGGATATTTTTAACACAGTTAATTTAGAAACAGTTACATTAGCACCACAACGAACCGATACTAATTCTGGTCAAGTAAGCGGAAACAAAGTATTAACAGTATATTCAATGGGACAAATTACTGGACCATATGGTACTGCTGATAATACATATGCAACCGCTGATGCTAACCCGGAATTACCAGGATTTACTGGAACAATTAGTCAACAAATGGATTGGAGAGCAGATTGTGATCCGGCATTCCAATTCATTGCACGTAGTAGCCCAAGAAGTTTTGGATACACTACAGGATATTTAGATGGTACAGGTGAAGCACCTAACGGATTACCCACAGGTGCTGGTATAAGTTTCCCACAGAATCCACAAGTTGGAGATTACTTCTTACGCATTGATTACTTCCCTCAATTATTATATCGTTGGGATGGTAGAATGTGGGTTAGAATTTCTAAAAACGTCAGAACACCTACAGGTATGACAGCAGCAGATCAATCACAGAAGTCTAGTTTCATCAATGATAGAGCACAAACAAAACTTACAGATGGCACATATGTGCCGCAACGTCAAGCATTGTCAACTATTTTAGGATTGACACCCGACCCGTTGCCCCCAGTAGTATAAAGAGTATATAATGGCAGATTTTTTCTATGACAATCAAGTACGCAGATTCTTAATACAATTTGCAAAAATTTTCAGTAACTGGCAAGTTACTAAAGGTAAGGACCCAGCCGGTAATGAAATATTAGTTCGTGTTCCGGTTATGTATGGTGATAGCAGTAGACAGGCATCTACTATTATTGCTAATAATAGCGCAAGTAATTTACCTAGCGCACCGTTGATAACTTATTATATTACCGGGTTAGAATACGATCAAAAACGAACACAAGATCCTACCTTTATTGATAAGATACAAGTTCGACAACGATCTTATAACAGTGAAACACAAGAATATGAAAGTGTGCAAGGACAGGCGTTTACTGTTGAAAGATTAATGCCAGTACCTTATACATTAAGAATGTCGGTCGATTTTTGGACTACAAACTATAATCAAAAACTACAATTGATAGAACAGTTAGGTACATTATTCAATCCTGCATTAGAAATTCAAAGCACTGACAACTTTATTGATTGGACTAGTTTAAGTGTTGTATACCAAGATGGATTAACCTTCAGTAGTCGTAGTATTCCGGTTGGCACAGGTAATCCAATCGATGTTATGAGTTGGAAATTCTATATGCCAATATGGATAAGTACAGCAAGTAAACTTAAAAAGATGGGTGTTATTGAGAAAATCATTGCATCAATCTTTAAAGGTAATGCATTGACTGACATACAAGATGATGATTTATTATTAGGAACAAGACAAAAAATTACACCATATGGATATAAGATATTATTGATTGGTAATACATTACAGATATTGCCGCAGGCTGTTGCATTCTATCCTGGAAATAATAATTTAGAGTTGCCACCAAATCCTGATACTGACATATATTGGTCAAGTGTGCTTAATGTTTATGGAACTGTTAAACCGGGAATTAGTCAAATATGGTTACAAAATCCCTACATGACTACTGATATTGTTGGTACTATTGTACCCAATCCAAATGATGATAGATTATTAATATATAACATTGACCCTGATACATTACCACAAAATACATTGGACCCAGTTGATGGTGTGATAAACCCTCAATTAACTGGTCCAAATGCAGGATTGCCCGGGCCGGTTAATGGACGTAGATATTTGCTAGTAGATAATATAGGGTCTCCGGGTGATAGTACGGTTGCTTGGGGAACGGTAGTTGCTTTTGCTAATGACATTATTGAGTACAACGCAGGAACTGAACAATGGGTTGTTAGTTTTGATAGTACTATTGCAACTCCAACCACATTAGAATATGTAACCAATCTTACTACAAAAGTTCAATATCGTTTTGTAGATGATACTTGGATGAAATCATACGAAGGATGGTACGATCAAGGGGATTATTCTATCGTCATCTAATACTGTGATAAATCATAGTATGAGCAATACATCAGCGGGAGTTTTCTTTTATAGTAATAAAACAAATCGCTACCTTTATCTATTACGCACAGATAATAAAAACCCAGGAAACTGGGGTATTCCGGGCGGCAAGATAGAAGATGATGAAACTCTATTTGAAGGTATTGCTAGAGAATGTACAGAAGAAATAGGAATGTTTCCAAACAATGCAAAACTAGTACCTATACAGAAATTCATTAATCATACCTTCACATATCATACATTCTTTTGTGAGGTAGAAGATGAGTTTGTTCCAACATTAAATGAAGAACATTGTGGGTATGCGTGGGTAGGAGATAATCAATATCCTAAACCATTACATCCGGGATTGTTCAGTACAGTAAACTTTGATGTTGTGCAAGAAAAACTAAAGACACTTACAAAAAAAGAGACCTAAGTCTCTTTTTTTATTTTAATAATGCTGACACTGTATTGAATCCTAGTGAGCCGACTATTACGCCTGCTCCCATCATCATCCAGCGCCATTTTTCTAATACTGAAATTTTGCTAGCCAATTCACCATGCTCTTTGACATCTTGTTCACGCATAGTCTTTAACATTTGTCTAGTTTCTTCTGCGTTAGCTTCAATTGCATCATGTAGTGCCTTCAGATCCACTGTAAG